GTAGGTCGAGGCTACTTGTTCCAGGTGCTTGGCAGTGATCTGCTCGTCGCGTTCGGGGGACGCGGCAAACGACACAAGCTCGTGGGCATGGGCCGCCGACAGCAGTGCAGGCGAGCGGGAGAACCGCTGCGCGGCGGGCAGGTTAATCATCGAGGCCGTCGTCTTCGTCGGCATTTTTGTTGTCTCCGTTGTTGTCTCCCGCGCCGGTGTTCTGTTGCGAGGTGATGGTGCCGGGCTTCTTGGGTGAAGTATCGAACGAGAGACCGGCCTCTTCGCGCAGGCGCTTCTCGCGCTTCTGCTGACGGTAGATCTCGCGGAAGTCGTAGCCCAGGCGTGCGCACTCGATCTCATACGTGCTCAGGCCCGAGTTGATGCGCATGATGGCCGCCTGCGTCTCCTTGGTCTCGTCGACCTGGCCACGGCTCGCGCCGATCCAGGTGGAGCGGCAGAGCGCATCGCGGTTCATCGTTTCGTAGAACAGGTCCGGCTTCTTCTTCAGCATCGTGCGCATGGTGGAGATGGTGCCGAGGTCAAGCGCCTCCTCGAACCAGTTGCGGAACATCGCGTTGGCCATGCCGTCGGCGACTTCCCGCTTACGCGACGTGGTGAAGCGCAGCGTGTTGTTCGACGCCGCCCGCGCGCCGGAGTAGTTGGTCTTGGAGAAGTCGTGCGTCAGTTCTTCGTAGCTGATGCCCAGGCCGGCCGAGATGAAGCGGAACAGCGACTCCTCGAACCCGGTGCCCACACCGCCGACCGTGCCCGCCGGATACAGCTTCAGCTTGGTGCCGGGGAACAGATGCGGGATCTTGACGCCGTCGAGCTCGATGTTCTTGCCACCGCGCGAGTAGTCCGCGATCGCCGACAGCAGCGAGCGGGACGCGTCCAGGCGGGGACTGGTGTCGGCACCCAGCATGTCGCCCACCATCTCCGGCGGCAGCTCCGACTCAATGGCCGCAGCGAAACTCGCGTTGGCGATAGCGTTGGCCAGGGTGGTGTCGTGGAAGCGGTTGGCCATCCGCGTCTCTTTCAGCACGGCCACCATGTCGGCCACACCGCGCGTCTGCTCCGGCCGCTGCATATTGCGCAGCAGGATCGTGTGCATGCGGCCCCACTGCTTGTAGATCGGCCGACGGCCCCAACGGAACGAGTCAGTGCCGCCGCGCATCGTGTCGTTCGGGTAGCCCTCGCGGATGTGGCAGGCGACCGGCGCGCCGTCGCGGTTGAGCTCTACACCGCGACGCATGAACTTCGTGTCCTGCATGTCGTACGGGTTGCTCAGGCGATCGCAGTCGATCAGCTGGAAGGCGGTGGAGAACGGCCGGCCCGAGCCCTTCATCCAGTTGCACGTGGCAAGCACCTCGCCCCCAGCGAAGTAGCAGCCGACGCCCATGCGGATCAGGCTGGTGAAGGACATCGAGCGCTGCACGTCGATCCAGTTGTCGATCGACTCGGCGTACAGGTGGAACAGCTCTTCGACTTCCTGCTGAAATTCTTCGGCCCACACCTCGTCGAACTTCAGGCCGGGGTTGAGCCGACGCAAGGTGTCGTACGCAGGGCTCAGGTTGAGGCGGTACTGCGAGCCGACGATCGAGTCCTTGTGGACGTAGCTCGCTCCCAGGATGGGGCCGCTGTTGCGCGTCAGGTCACGACCGCGTGCGTCCATCGTCAGCTTGGCGCGGCCGTCGTTGATCGACGCGTCGGCGGACAGCATGCGGGGTTGCCAGGAGGCCAGGTCGCGGCTCAGTCGGTCGGAGCCTTCGTAGGCACCACCGCCGAGGCCGGCCGACTTTTCGAGCGGGACGCCGTCTACGGTAACGCCGAGGCTCCCACCTCGGCGTACGTTCGGCTCGCTCACTGCGAGGGCTTTATCGGTCATAGGATGAATCCAATCGGGCGGCCAACTACGCCGCAGAGAACCGGCATGCCGGCGCGGATGCGAAGCGTGTTGATGTAAGCGAAGAGCGCGGTGCGGTTCGCTGCGCGGTACTCAACACGCTCGCCGTTCTGATCGGTGAAGGACGCGACAGCGCCGCCGGCCATCAGCGTGTCGTACACCTCTTCGAGCTTGGCGATGCGGGCCTTCAGCGCTGCGAGTTCTTCGGGGGTTAGGGTTTGGCAACAGGTCATGGTCAGGCCAGGTCAGCAGCGAGTGAGGCGAAAGATGGCGGGGAGCCGGGGGTCTTGTCAACCGAGCCCGTTTTTGCTTGGCTGGTCAGCTTGACCGCCGGATTGCTGTCCCAGGGCTGCAACCACTTGGGGGGAGCTGTCCAGTCGACGTGGTCGATGTTGCGGGCGGCCAGGCCGGCGGCGAAGTAGCACAGCAGATCGAAGGACTCATTTGCGCGGCCGGAGATCTTCTCCCACTTCCCGTTCTTCCGGATCTCGGCGGTCAGCTGCTCGTAGAAACTGATGTCCAGCCAGTCGGGGAACTCGACCTTCGCTGCAGACACCACGTTGCCGATCTCGTCCTTCTGCACATCGAGCATGGCGTCCACGTAGTCTTTCATCATGTTCGTGTTGATGAAGAGCACCGGCACTTCGCCGCGTGCGTTTGCGTGTCGGTCCTTGCGCACCGAGTCGGGGTAGCCGAGGCGCACGCGCGGTGCGTGCACGTTGGGCTCGCCCTTCACCAACTGGAAGCGCCCATGCTTGCCTTCGTCGCGCAGCTTGCGCCAGTAGTTGTAGGCGTTGGTGGTCACGCCTTCCTTACCGCCGGAGTCGCAGAACGTCAGGCAGACCGCCATCTCGCCACCGCCGCCTTCGAGCGGGTACTTCTTGCTCATCACCTGGTCTTCGATCACGTCCCAATCTTCCAGGTGAGTGGCTGGCTTGACCCACAGCTTGTCGCCGTCGGCGTCCAGGCGTTCGGACTTCACGATCGGGAACCGGTCGATCACCGCGATGCGATACGGCGAGCCGGGCATGACGCCCATCACCTGAACCTCGAAACGGTTCTTCTGCACGTCGACGGTGGCCATCAGCGCACGCACTTCCGGCGGCACGTGCTTCGGCTTGCGCGCCACCGCGTTATCCATGATGTCTTCCGGCAGTCGATCGCCAGAGTCTTCCTTCGCGGAGTACGGCTCGCCTTGGTCGGTGTTGACCGTGGCTTTCAGGTCGTTGTCGTCGCCCGTCTGCTCGAACTTGCGCAGCGCCTTGACGTACTTGACGACCATCTCGGACCAGGTGATGAAGGTCGCTGCAGGGCCGCGCAGCCAGTAGCTGATCGAATCGCTCTCGCGCGGGTTGCCATAGCGGCGTCCGGACGCGGTGATCTTCTCGCCTTCGCGGAGCCACACGCCTTTCAGGTTCATGCCGCGCTTCTTGTCGTGCTCGATGCGCACGCCGCAATGCGGGCAGCGCATGTAGACCGTCTTGACGACTTCGGCGTACGTGAGCTGACGCGCGTTGTCCGTTTCGGGGTCTTCGACCTCGGTCTGGTACATCAGCAAACCGAAGTGCGGCTCGAAGAACTCACCGCAGTCCTCGCTCGGGCAGGGCCAGTACCAACGGCGACGATCGCCTTCGTTGTACAAACCCAGGATACCGGTGCATGGCGGGGCCTCGTGGCCCTCCAGCTTCTTGCGCGGGTCGGTGATCGGCCGGGCCGGCGACGAATCGACGATGGTCATCGCCATGTTGCGGAACGTGGTGGTGCGCTTCTTACCCAGGGTGAAGGGCGAGCCCTCCCCTTCGATGTCGTCGGGCATGCGGTCGTACTCGGTGAACATCACCACCGGGGCCGGCTTAGACGACAGCTCGTTGATCGACGGCCACAAGATCGAACCGATGATGCCGGTGCGGTAGGTCTTGTCGTGCGTGTTGTCGGCGTGCTGGCCCTTCGGCATTTCCGAGCCGATGTCTTTCGAGTTGCGGTGCAGACGGTCGATACGGCGCTTCACGAAGTCGCGCGCTGCAGACTGGCTCGGGCAGTACAGCAGCATGTCGAGCGGATTGCACTTAACGTGATAGGCCCACACGTTGAGGATGATCGCTTCCGTCTTGCCCGTCTGCGACGGCCCAACGAAAATCAGAGCCGTGTGGTCCTGGCTCTGAGTCATGTTCTGCGGTTCGATCATGTACGGCGTCTTCTCGGGCTTGTAGTAGCCCTGATACGCCGGAGGGTTTTTCAGGTAGACGTACTTCGCTGCCGCCTCAGCGACATCGAGTCGTTCGGGCGGCTGGAATACGCTCGCCGCTACCACCACGAGCGCGCCAAGAGTTGCTTCAGTCGCCGAGGCCATCGTCTTCTTCCTCTTCGTCGCCCAAGTCCAGACGGACGGTCACCGTGCCGTCGCCTTCCGCGTCACTGATCGGCATGCCGTGCTCGTCGTCGGCCGGCTGGTAGTCAGCGAACTTCTCCACGAGAGAGCCCTGCAGATCGCGCAGCAGGCCGTCGGAGAGCTCCTGCAGGATCTCGCGCTGTTCGGCGGTGAGCTCGGTCATCTGGCCGACGGTATCGCGGAACATCTTGATGGTGATCGCCGCCGGCTTGAACGCCTCGGCCAGGATCTCCACCACCCGCTCGGTCTTCCACAACTCGCCCTGCCGCTCCTGGTAGTCCAGGCGTGCTTTCTGGCCTTTCCAGAAGACGTCGCTCAGCTTAGCGGGCAGCTTCTCCGGCGACATGCGCTTGATGATTGCCTCGGTCATCTCCGCGTCCAGGGTGTGTTCTACCAGGTAGGGCGCTGCCTCCCGGACGCGGTAACGAATCGGTTTGACGCCCGGCGGGGTGGCCGGGCGAACGCGACCGCCGATCTTCTTCAACACGTCGTTCTGCGACCCGCCGAACAGCTTGGCCAGATCAGTAACGGTCGCGCCGAGGAACAGGCGGTCATTCTCTTCTTGGTCTCGTGCTTTGCCCATTATTTGTAGGACTCGATGCGTTTTTTCAGGAGGTTGAGTAGCTTTTCTTGCGTGTCGTTTTTCTCGCCCAGCGAGTCCATCACGTCTACGTCGATAGTGCCGTTGACGATCAGGTGGTGGATCATAACCGGTTGCTTCTGACCACTGCGATGCAGTCGCTTGTTGAGCTGGATGTAATCCTCCAACGACCACGTCGGGCCATACCAAAGTACGTGATTCCCGCCGAACTGCAAGTTCAGGCCGTGGGCCGCCGACTTCGGATGCGCCAGCAGGATCGGGATCTCGCCCCGGTTCCATGCGTCTTGCGTCTCCGACTTCTTGTCGAGCAGGCGAGCCTGGGGGAACTTCTTCAGGATGCGAGCGAGGTCGGACTTGAACTGGTAAGCGACGAACAGGTTCTGCCCGTTGAGCTCTTCCACCAGGTCTTCCATCGCGTCGAGCTTGGCCTTGTGGAACGTGTGCTCAGTCTTCTCTTCGGTGATCGGGTCGGTGCGGTACACGATGCCGTTCGAGAGCTGCAGCAACTTCTGCGTCAGCGCCGCGCCTTCGTTGGCCACGATCTTGGACACGTCGTCGATCGCCAAGACATACGTGCGCTCGAATTCGTTGTACTTTTTGAGGGTCGGTTCGTCCAGGGTGATGTTGATCGTGTTGTACATGCGCGGCGGCAGATCTGCGTAGTCCTCTTCGCGCAGGGTGAACGAGATGTCCGCGATCGCGCCCTCGATAACCGACTGCGCGTAGTCCTTGGCGCGGTATCCGTGGCCGTTGTAGTTCTCCAGGAACCACCGCTCGCGGAAGAACTTCAGCGTGGTGCCAAGCCGCTTGCCGCCGTCAAGCAGGAAGATCTGCGCCCACAAGTCGTGCAGGCTGTTCGCTGCCGGCGTACCGGTGAGGATCAAGAAATACTCCACCAGGAACGCCATCATCTTCATGGCCCTCCACCGGTTGGTGTCCGAGTTCTTCATCTTCGAGCTTTCGTCGACCACGATCGCGCCATACGGGAAGCTGCTCGGCGAGGTCCACTTCGACCCGCGCACCTTGGCTTCGTCGCCTGGCTTCAGCGCCTTCGCCCGACCTGTCGCTTTGACCGGGCGTCCGTCGTATATCGCCACCACGTCTCCGGCGCTCGTCCTGCAAACCTGGCCCTCGACCGCCTTTACGATTGCTTCTGGCGTGATGACCTTCTTGGTCTTGGAGTCGACTACCTCCGGGTGCCGCAAGTAGAAGACGCCGTCTTTCGTCAGAACGTCTGCCTCGATCACCTTCGTATACCGGGGGTGGTCGCCACCCAACTCGCGGAGGAGCCACAACAGGTTGTCCATCGACACGATGTGGTAGTCAGCGCGCCGCTTCAGCAG